ACAAATCTATCCCTTTCAGTTGTACAATTACCCGAATCTAACGAGAACCCTTCCTAATATTCTCCTCACCCCATAATGGTTGTAAGTTCTCTAATGACCAACATTCCATAAACTCACTATCACCTATTTCCTGAATATCATAAGAAGCAATTGCCTTAATGTGGTCAACATGCCATTCACCATAATTATCCCACGTCATACCTTCTTTAAATTGGTTTTCCAAGTGAATTATTAACTCGTCAGGAGTGTATTGTAGGATGTCAAAGTAATGACCATTCTTTTGAATATTGTTCTCCTTTAATACCTGATAAATTGCAGTCCTAAAATTAGAGATGAGTTTATAGAGGGGGTCTTTTGATTTACGAGTTCTTTCGTAGTTTCTTTTTACTTCACGGATTTTATCTATATTTTTTTCACGGTATTCTTTGAGGTATTGTTTACGATGCTCTTTATTTTGTTTGTACCATTTTTTTGACTTTACGGACATATATTCTTTATTTTTTTCTCTCCATTTTTTGTCTGCAACTGTTTTACCTCCTTTAAACTTTCTACCAGACTTACCCACTACAACCCCATTTTCTTTTAAAATTCTTACAATTATAGTTTTGTGTACACCAATTTTTTCTGATATTGATGGACTACCCAACATATCTTCATTATATAATCTAATGATTTCTCTTATTTTGTGTTCATCCAAAATTATTTTTTTCATATTAAGTAAATATAACCATAAAATCGTTTGTTGTCAACGAATAAAAAAAAAGGTCAGATTTCTCTGACCTTTTTAGTGTTTTATTCAAGATTATGATTATCTCAATTCTCTTAAATCAAATGTACGAACACCATCAACAGTAATTCTTCCGTAGAAGCGATTATTTACCATTTTTTTAGCGTATCTAGTCATGATACCTTTGATTGGTGTGAAGTTGAATGGATTGTACATTGTAGGAGTTAATTGTAGAGGTACATACGGTGCGTAGATGTAACCAGTGTCTAACAATGATGTTCCTTTATGCCCAATTAACACTTGGTTAGGTGGGAAGTAAGGGTCACGGTAAACTTGGTAACGTCCTGCTAATGTACCAACTCTTTCAATACCCATGTTGTATTGGTCTTGCTCAGGAGATGCGTTAGATACGTGGAAGTATTCTAAATCATCGAAGATTGCAGAAACCTCAGAAGATACAACAATCCAGTTAGCTCCACCACGAAGTGTTGACTTGTGGATTTGTGCAGATAATTGGTTGATTGCTGTAATCAATGTTTGGTTCCAGTCTTTCTGAGTGTAAGAAGTTGTAAGACTTAATCTCTTCCAACCGTTGTAGTCCCAACGTAAATTCCAAGCCGCACCTTTACGTAAGTCACGTAAGATTTCACGGTCGATTTCAGCTGCAACTTGTTCTGACAACAACGCTGTCAATTCAGCTTCAGCATCGATGTTATGGAACGCTGCAACGTCTTGAGCCAATTCAGGAGACCATTGTGCTCTTAATTTTCTTTCAGACACAGAAACTGTTACAGAATCTAATGTGAAAGAAACTTCACCAATTTTGTCTTCGAACTCAAGTTCTTTGTAACGTCTGAACACAGCAGATAAATCAGTACCTGTAAGTGTTGCAGTTGTTGTACCAGTATAACCGTCTAATGATTCAGCACCACAGTCGATACAAATTGGACACTGAAGGTCAACTTCTAAAAAGATAGTACCATCAGGGCTACAAATGTCGTTGAAGTAACCGTTGTTACCTTCAGAAGGCCATGGAGCTTGTGTTTGTGTAGTTAAACCATTAACGATACCTTGTCCGTATTGTTGAGTAACAACTCTGAACAATAATGAATTAGGGTTACCTGCCGCATCAAACACTACATTACATGGAGTATTTGCGGAGAATGGAGATGTAGCTTTAGTAACATTAGAGAAAATTCTCAAATCTGCTAAGAAAGTTTCAGAATCATATTCGTTACCATCAGGTCCGATTAATTTACCGTTACCAGAATTTGCAAAACCACTCATCTTAACGATTATTTTTCTAACGTTTTTGTTAGAGTAAGCCGCTGCTGCTCCTGAAGTAGTTAATTGACCATTAGACCAAATAACCATATTAGTCACTACAGTAATTGCTGACCATTGACCTTTAGAATAGTCAAACAATCCTGGAGGGTCTAATTGTCCTTCATTACCTTCATAAAATAAATCATAAAGATTTTTTTGGAATTTGTTAGTTGGGTCAACAGGTCCTCCATATCCCAAACCGCCTTGTGTTTGAGAAACAGATGGTCCACCAACAGCGCCTTGAGGCCCTAGGTGTGCACCAGATTCTCCATCATAGAAATTCGCAGCTGTTTGTGGTGTCGCATAAGGATTACCATTGTCATAAGCTTGAATTTTAGGTACGAAGTAGAACAATTTACCGATAGGTAAGTTCATAGCTTGTACAGATACGATGTCATTCGCTAACAATTTAGAGAATACACGTCTAACGATAGGAAATACAACAGTTTCGAATGAACCTGAAGAACCGTCAGAAGTTGCTTCGTTTATCAAGTGGCTAGCTTGGTTTTCATATAACTGAGCCACGTTTTCTTTTAGGTGGCCTTTAAGACCTTCAAGGAACCCTAATTTGTCCCATTTGTTGATAGTATCTTCTTTGATAACTTTAAGGTGTTTTAAACCGATGTTACCAACAAGACCTGATTCTAATAATGCTCCCATTTTTTTTTTGGTTTTTTATTTTTGTTTTAGGTTTATTTTAATTTTGACATCAAATCTTTCATTCTCAAGAACTGAGGATTTTCATAAGTTTTTGACTCAATCAAGTTAGCTGCTGAACCTGAACTAGGTGATTTTTCAATTCTTTTTTCAACTGATTCAGTAACTGTTTGTACTTGTGTGCTTGTTGATGAAAGTTCATCTTTGATTGTCTTGTACAAATTCTTAGATTCTTTAATATTTTCAACCGAATCAAATCTTCTAAGAATATTGATTTTTTCTTGTTTTGATGTTGAGTGTTCTGTAAACAAACGTGTAGCGTATGCTAAGTTTGAATTAAATACCGCAACTTCATTTAATTTATTTCTGAATACATTTAAAGCTTTTCTATATTCTTCATTTTTTTCTCTAAGAATTTGAACTTCTTTTTGGGAAGTACTTTCTTCGATAGCGGTGTTAAATTGAGAATGTGCTCTTGGTTTCGGTAAACCACCTTTTCTAAATTTAGACCCTGAACCTAAGGTTCTTGAAGCTTCTTTAGTTTCCACTTTTTTAGTACCAGCTTTTACCACTGTATTTTTTCCTAATTTTTTACCAAGGTTTTCTCCTTCTTTGTATTCAAATTTTGCTTTACCTGTACCAACTGATTTAGGTCCTTCTTTCATTTTTTCTTTGAACCCACCAGCCATATTAGGTTTTTTAGCGAATTTGAATTTCGAAGCACTTCCGAATCCTTTGCCTTTAGGTTTAGAAGTTATTTTAGACTCTTCAAGATGTGAATCTTCATCCATATCTTCTTCGTCATCTTCTTCACCTTCAAACATTTCGTCTTCGTCTTCGTCCTCATCATCAAATGAGATTTCGTAAACTACAGACTCGTCTTCTTCGTCTTCTTCAGAACTTTGTTCACCGAATACTTTATTAACGATATCATCAACATCATCAGATTCATCCATTTCCATTTCTTCATCATCAGATTCATCCATTTCCATTTCTTCATCATCAGATTCGTCCATTTCCATTTCTTCATCGTAATATTCTTCCATAGATTCTTCTTCTTCCTCACTTTCACCTACCAACATGTATTCTTTGTCTTCATCTTTTAGGTTGATGTTTCCAGCTTCGTCTTTAACAACGGTAATGCTATCTTCAGGTCCCATCAATTTGAAAACTTTCATGATTGATTCGGTATCTTCACCAGTAAGGTCGATAGTATCGTCCATATCGATATCGGTGTCGAGATTATCAGTATCCATTTCAGTATCATCATCAGCCATCATTAAATCGTCAGCCGGTGTTTCAACATCCATGTCAACATCTGTCTCAATCTCATCTTCTTGTTCAGTCAGAGATTCTTTTACAAGTTCTTTGATTTCTTCCTTCATTGTTGAAGCAAGTATTCCTTTTGCGTTTTCGGCAACTGCCTCTTCTAAATTTTTCATTGAGAGGATTGCTTCTTCTACTAAAGATTTTTCTTTTGCCATGTTTGCGTTATTTTTAATATAAATATTACCAACTATTGAAAAAGTTTTATTTATTACTCCAATAGATGATATTTTTTTTATTTCTATATAAATATTTTCATTTTAACCAAAATTTTTTTTAACCGCAAAAAAAAGGGGAAAGATTTCTCCTTCCCCTTTTTACAATAATCTTAATCTAAAGACTATTCAATTACTTCATTAATTTTACTCTCAACGATTGCAGTAATTCTCCAATCTTGTGTAAAACCTTCAAAAACTTTTGTTACCTTTGCTTCAACATCTGTTGGATTATAACCTTTTACAAGTTTTTCTTCTCTGACTTTTTTTACTTTACCTGTTTCAGAATCAAGTGAATCGATTTGTACCTTAGCTACGAAGTATTTTTCTTCCATATTAATTTTTTTATAAGGATAACAAACTTATTCTTTAATGTCAATTATTTCCCTAAATAATCAGATAATCTTTTCATCAAATCCAAAGATTTATTACCAGTTTCACCAACTTGTCTTTTTATCTTCATTTCATTCTCTTCCTCTAAAGACTCGTCAAATTTTTGTCTATCTTCGACAT